CTGAAGAAAGACCACTACGCCCACAAGTCTTACGGCAAGATTTATACGCCTGTCTTTGAGGTTGTGGAATGGGTCAGCATGGACGGCGAGCCTGAGCCTGCCCCAGAAGCTGTCGAAGCCCCTGCGCCTGTTGGTCGTCGCCGTCGCGCCGCCTAATGAGCCTCTGGGTTGACTTCGAGACCCGTAGCGCCTGCGACCTAAAAGTCGCGGGCGTTTACAACTACGCGCAAGACGCGAGCACCGAGGTGCTCTGTATGTCTTACGCTTTTGGCGATGGTGATGTGCAAACATGGCTGCCCACCGATCCTTTCCCTGCGGCTGTCGCCCAGCACAAAGGTGTAATCTACGCCCACAATGCCGCCTTTGAGCGCTTAATTTTTTGGTACGTGTTGCAGATGAATTTTGATCTGGAACAGTTCTATTGCACCGCAGCACAGGGACGCGCCAACTGCGCGCCTGGCTCACTTGAAGACGTCGGCCGCTTTGCTGGCGCGTCTATGAAGAAAGACCACCGTGGTGGCCAACTTATTCGTCTACTCAGCATCCCCAAGCCAGACGGCACTTTCCGCAACGACGCCGACCTTATGGCCGAGATGATTTCTTATTGTGAACAGGATGTCCGTGCCATGCGCTCGATCAGCCAAGCCCTGCGCCCGTTGAGCGCAGACGAGTTGGCCGACTACCACGTCAACGAACGTATCAATGACCGTGGCGTGCTGGTCGATGTGCCCCTATGCCAAGCCGCTGTTAAGTTTGCCAGCGACGAGCTGGCCGAGATTGAGCAGATTGTGGACGAGGTCACAGAAGGCGCGATTACCAGCGTCAGGTCGCCTAAAATGCGTCAGTGGGTGATTGACCGAGTAGGCCCGCAGGCTTTAAAGCTGATGGAGTCCTACAAGGACGGCGAGAAAAAATACTCGATTGACAAGACCGTGCGGGCTAACCTGCTTGCGATGGAGAACCCAGATGAGATACCGCCCGCTGTTGCCGAGGTCATCCAATGCGCGGATGATCTATGGGCGTCTTCAGTTGCGAAGTTCAGCCGCCTTGCAAGCCTCGCAGATGTCGAAGATCACAGGGTGCGCGGTGCCTTCGTATTTGCTGGAGGGTCTGCGACAGGCCGCGCCAGCAGCTACGGAGCCCAAGTTCATAATTTCACTAGGAAGCGCGCCAAATTCCCCGAAGACGTTAGAACTGCAATGGTCCGAGGTCATTCAATTGTTCCAAAATTTGGAAAGCGTGTTACTGATGTCCTTAAAGGAATGCTCAGGCCCGCACTAATCCCCGCTCAGGGAAAACACTTAGTCGTTGCTGATTGGTCTTCTATTGAGGCACGCGCTAACCCGTGGCTATCGAACTGCCCCGCAGGCGAGGCCAAGTTGGCCATCTTCGCTAAGGGCGAGGACGTCTACAAGGTCAACGCGTCGGCCACCTTTGGCGTGGCCGTCGATGCAGTAGACGACCGCCAGCGCCAGATCGGCAAGGTCCAAGAGCTCGCGTGTGGCTTTGCCGGTGGCATCGGTGCCTTCGCCGCTATGGGCCGCGTCTATGGCGTGCACCTACCCGAATCAGACGCCAAACGCATGGTGGATGCATGGCGCAGGGCGAATACCTGGTCGGTGCCTTACTGGCAGAAACTCGAAGAGGCGTACACCCGCGCCATGAGAAATAAAGGCCATGAGTTCAGCGTGGGGCGGGTTACCTATATGTATGATGGCCAGCACCTTTGGTACGCTCTACCTTCTGGGCGCGTGCTCTGCTACCCGTTTGCCAAGCTGGAGACCGATGGTGTGACTTACGCTAAGGCGGCATGGAAGCCGGCAGCAGACGCAAAGGAATGGCCACGGGCTAGGCTTTGGAAAGGGCTGGCGTGTGAGAACATCACGCAGGCCACCGCCAATGATCTGTTGCGTTACGCGCTACGCCAACTCGATGACGTGGTGTTGCATGTGCATGATGAGATAGTTTTAGAGACAGACCGGCCAGAAGAGATGGCAGTCGAATTAGAACGTGTGATGTGCTCGCCACCTGCATGGGCCGAGGGTTTACCTCTTGGCGCTGAGGTGGCGATTATGTCTAGGTACGGCAAGTAAAAAGCCCGCTGGCAGGCGGGCTCTTAAAGGAGAACATTTTGGAATTTCTGGAATTTATCACGAATTTAGCCCCAGAGGGTGAAACCGCTCTAATTGTGAGGCAAAAACCACAGTTGAAAGACGGCCAAATTCAACTGCACGCCGACGGCGCAGTCAAGTGCACATGGCCTGCATACCTGCCCAGCAAGGGCGTCAAGGCAGGGCAAGCATGGTATGGCAACACAGCGTCGTTCATCATTGACCGCTTTACAGACGGCCACGTCTCAGCCCGCGCAGATAACTGCGAATACATCCTAGTGATGATGCTCGACGACATTGGCACCAAGTCCAAGACGCCGCCCCTTGCGCCCACGTGGATCATGGAGACGTCCGAGGGCTCATTTCAATGGGGCTATGCTTTCAGCGACCAGCCGACCAAGGGCGAGTTCAGCGCCGCCATCCGCGCGATTGCAGATGCAGGGTTCACCGACCCAGGCGCCTGCAACGCAGTGCGTAATTTCCGTTTGCCCAACTCGGTCAACCTAAAACCTGGGCGCGATAGCTTTGCCGCTCGACTGGTCGAGTTCCATCCTGAGCGCGAGTACACATTGACAGACATATGCGACGCGCTGGGCGTCGTGCCCGCAGAGGCCGACAGTCTCACTCTGCGCCCGATCCGTCTATCAGACGACGGCGCAGACGACGTCATGGCGTGGTTGTCAGAGCAGGGCATGTTACTTAGCAGGCCCAACCAAGAGGGCTGGGCGGGGATCGTCTGCCCCAACAACGCAGAGCATACCGACGGCAACCCAGAGGGCCGCTACATGCCGGCCAACCGCGCGTACTGCTGCTTGCATTCGCATTGTGTTGACTTTGATTCCAAATCGTTTTTGACATGGGTATCAGACAACGGCGGCCCCGCGCACATGCCTGGCCTGCGTGAAGAATTGCTAGTGCAGGCGATGGGCGTCACGTTATCCAAGCTCGCGCCCACAGAGAAATACCCCGATGAGGCCGCTCGCGTCATTGCAGAAGTCGAGCGCAAAGAATTAGGCAGGATCGAGAAGGCAGAGTGGTGGGACCGCTTCGCCTACATCCAAGACGACGACGCCTACTTTGACATGCAAGACAGACGCGAATTGTCGCGCGGCACTTTCAATGCTTTGTTTCGCCACATCGGCTGCTCGTCATTGCACACCAAACGCAAAGTGGAGGCGTCGATTAGCTTTGATGAGAACAGGCAGGCCAAAGGCGCGAAGGCTTTGGTCGGCATAACTTACGCTGCAGGCGAGTCGATCCTAGTCGCGCGCGATGGTTTCGTGTACGGCAACCGCTGGCGCGATGCGCGGCCGGCGCCCGCCGCCGGTGACGTATCGCTCTGGCTTAAACATGTCGAGCGCATGGTCCCGATTGATTTTGAGCGCGAGCATTTGTTGAACGCGCTCGCTCATAAGGTCCAATTTCCAACGCATAAGATCAACCATGCGATCCTCATGGGTGGCAATCATGGCTCAGGCAAGGACACACTATTTGCGCCGTTCTTTTGGGCCATCGGCGGCAAGGCCAAGACCAATTGCTCGCTCGTCAAGAATGAAGATTTAACTAGCCAATGGGGCTACGCGCTCGAGTGCGAAGTGATGGAAATCGCAGAGCTTCGCCAAGCAGAGGCAAAGGACAGGCGCGCGCTCGAGAACGTGCTAAAGCCCATCATCGCCGCGCCGCCTGAGATGCTGCCAATTAATCGCAAGGGCCTGCACCCATACATGGCGCTCAACCGTGTATTTGTCGTTGCATTCTCCAATGAGCGCGTGGCCATATCGATTCCCTCAGAGGATCGCCGCTGGTTTTGCATATGGGCCGAGGCTTCTAAACTGCCAGAGGCTCAGGCGGTGAGCTTGTGGAACTGGTATCAGCACAGGGGCGGCTTCGAGGCCGTCGCTCATTACTTGCACTCGCGTGACGTGTCGGCGTGGAACCCCAACGCGCCGCCGCCAATGACTGAGGCCAAGGCCATCATGGTCGAGCACGGCATGAGCTCGGCCGAGTCTTTCCTGGTCGATCAAATGCGCCGCCGTGCCGGTGACTTTGCGCGTGGCGTCATCGGCTCGCCCTTCCACTCAATATGCGACCGCCTGCAGGGATCGGCGCCGCAGGGCGTCAAGGTCGTGCAGCCGGCCCTACTGCACGCGCTCAAGGAGGCCGGCTGGGTGGACATGGGCCGCCTAAAATCGCGCGACTATGACACCAAGAAGCATATATTTTGCGCGCCTGATATGGTGGACGTTGCAAAGTCGGACCTGCGCCGACTAGTCGAGACATAAAAAAAAAGGCCCCAATTAAGGGGCCTTTAAACTGTTGGCAACTGCTAAAGATTTAACAGCACGGCCAGTATAGCCGCAATCAGTACGGCCAGAATCATCGCCACACCTCCACCAGCGCGCCGGCGTCGAATGCCGGCTTGGTTTCGGCCACAGTGAACAGGCCAGCGCCGCGCCTTATGCGGCCCCAGGCGTCGTGCCGGTTTTGATTGACCAGCTCGCCGCGCTTAACTGCAGCATATACCTGGTCGCGTGTGTAGCCCTCCGCCTCGCACTCGTGCATGGTGCGCGGTAACCCACAAAAATCAATTAGTGTCATCGCGCGCCCCTTTGTATTCGATCCATTCTGCAGGCGTCATGCTGTAGTCGCCAGGCGTCGCCGTGGCCCGCTGCGACCCGTTGGGCTCGCGTGTGTGCACGATAACGCGGCCAGTGGACAACGTGACAGGCGCGCGCGGCGGCGCGTAAGGCGCGAGCGCTTGTTGAAAAATTGGGTGTAGGTTATTCATTGTCGGCCGCCTCGCAATAGCTATCTTCGCCGACAGGCGCCAGGCATGGCAGCTCGCGCAGCTGGTCCCAATCCCAGGCCAGCAGGTGCTTCGCGTGGTTTAGACTCTGGTATTTGACCACATAGTCGGCCGTGCTCATGTCGTCAAAATAAACCGGATAAAACCGGCGCTCCGCTCCCTTAGACTTAACGCGCTTATGCTTGCCGGTGCACTTGGCATGGTGCGCAAACATGTCGCGATCATCGCGCACGGTGTATAGGGTTTTCCCCAGTGTGATAGTTTTCATTGTCTATTCCCCTTATTTAATTAAAACGTCAAAGTAGGCGAGCGCGCACACAGTGAGCGCCGCCGCAATAATTACCGCCGCAAAATAATCTTTCATAAGTTCCCCAAAAAAAAGTTGTCAAAATCAAATACGGCCACATAAAACCCGCGCGCGCCGGCTTGGACCTCGTACCGCCATGCGTCGGCATCCTGCATGGCCAAGCTATCGGCCAGCGCCTGCGCGGCGGCCTTGGTGGTGTAGTAGGTCATCGTGTAACCCTCGCGTGTAGGTCCTGCGCGCTAGCGTGGTGGGCCAGCATGTCGCGCAAAATAGCATGTCGCGGCGCCCGGTGGGCTCGCGTGCGTGCATCCGGCCGCAGCCGGCCATAAGTCGCGCGGATAACCTCGCGGCTGCTAGCCCATACGGGCAGGTTTAATCTTAAATACGTGCTAAACATAATGGCCCCTTAGATTGTGCAGCAGCCGCAGCACGGCGCGTCGATACAGCGGCCGCGCGCGTTACGTGTGAACGTGCGATATCGGCCCTGGTCGTTTAGCGTTATCGTGTCGACATCATCTTCACACGTGATCCACGCGGTCCGCGTGTCCGTGTCGAACACAATCTCATCACCTGGCCGTATAGGCGCGCCGGTCCGGCTGCAGCGGCCGGGGTATTTGGCTAGCATCTTTTTTTGCATGGTTTTACTTTCGTGTAGGTTATAGCGTGCGATAGTGCGCGCCCGTATACGGCCAGTGGCGGCCGTATACAGTCGAGCGCTTACGCGGCCAGCTTAATATCGATCACACGTTTACGCGTGCCGTGCGCGGGAAACCCGACAATGGCCGCGCGTTGACGTTGGCACAATTGGCAACTCGCGCACGTCACGTCGTCGCGTTGTGTGGCCGGGCATATGACGACGGCACGGCCGGCCGGCGTCGTTGTGTTAGTCGTCGTTGTGCTAGGCAGCACGACGACGACCGGACCGGCCGCATAGTCGGCCAGCTTGTCGGCGTCGGCCAGGTCATTCGCGCTTAAATTTACAGTAAACCCCCATGCGTTGGCGTGCCTGATCCAATTAATCGATGCGGCGTCGCGATGATGCGAATAGGTGAAACCGCGGCGGCCGGTGTTGGCCGCGACCAGCTGCCCAAGCTTGGCGGCGTCAATTGTGCCGCCGACTTTCGGCAGGTCGCCTGCCTGGTTGTGTCGCCATAGTTGGCCGGCCGGCAGCTGCGCGACCTGGCCGGTAAACGTTGGCCAGTCAGTGCCGCGCGTGCCGGCGCCGACGGCGCGCCAATGTAAGGCCAGCGGGCCGCTGCCTGCGTAGCATTCTTTTTTCATCGCGCAATCATCCGGGCAGCTATCGGGCTCAGTAGTTGAAACCGGTATCGGGCCGGTTTTAGCGTTAGCGCTTTTTAGTGTCATGTGTACTTGCATATTAGATTCCCCTCACGTTGTCGGCCAGCTCGCGGATCGCGCGCAGCGTGGCTAAGTGTTTGTCGTTGTAGTTATCGGCGCTTTTATAGTCTCCGGCGTCATATGCGCGCATAATTTCGCGCTGCTCGAATAATTTGAACTGTTTAACGTCGTCGCGCGATAAGCCGCCGGCTTGAATAAGGCCCTCTATGAATCGATCGCGATCGGTGAACATAATGTCGCCGTTGTCTAATAGCGCTGCAGCTACTCGCTGGCCGGTGTGGCCATACATGCGGCCGGTGTTGAATGCTAGAGTTTCCATGTTTACTTTCGTTTAGTTGATTGAATGAATTAATGGCCAGGCGTCGCGCCTGGCCGGTCCGGTTTAGCTAACTATAAATTCAGGCGAGAATGCCGCGCCGCTGCGTATTGCATAGGCGCGTAATTCGCTGGCCGTCGCTGCCTTACGTGTCGAGCGGATCATGGCCGACAATGCGCGCGCGACATAATGAATGTCGAGCCCTGCGGCATGGTGCGCGAGCACTAGGTTAAATTCGCGTTGCTCTGCTTTTGTCATAATTTACTTTCGTTTAGGTTAGTTACTGATTTTCCGGCGCCCGGTGTAGTTATTGTAAGATCTTTCCTTACATTGTCAAGTATTATTTTGCTAGGTGTTTTCCCTTAGTACTTGTGGACAATGTGGATCAATTGTGGACATGCGTAAATTCTCCAAATTGTCCACACGAATCGTCAACAACGGCGCGGGTTTCGAGGGTTTGTGGACAATGTGGACAATGATTTACTGTTATATCTAAGAAGATTATATTTGTAGTACTTATGGCTTATATTGTGATTTTGCTGGAGCAACCCAGCGATTGAAAAACGCAATCCACATTGTCCACATGACCCTATCCTAAAGTATTACTTTTCACTTTGTGGACAATGTGGACAATTGATTTTTGCATGGTCCACATTGTCCACAAATGCACGCGGCCGGCTGGCCACATGAGCGCATGACGACGCGGCCGGCGCCTGCCGGCGCATGGTCCACATGGTCCACATGGTCCACATGGCCGGCGGCCGCATGACATGCGAAGTAAGTACCAACTAACTTGTAAGTGAGCACCAACTAACTTGTAAGTAAGTACCCACTAACATAAAGCATTCTGGCCGCGAGGGGGAGGGGGGAGGGCCGACGGGATGGGCCACCAGTGACGATGGGTTCACAGACAAATTTTTTTTATTATTATTTTTTGGTATATTCGAGCCATGTTTCAAAGCCTGCCATTTACCGCGCGTAAAATTGAAGCGACCGAGAGTCGCCTGCAACGCATATACGACGCGGCCAAACTCGGATTGAAAGGCGACGCCTTAGCGCTCGCGGCCGGATTGCTACCAACCGAATACCGCCAACTTTGCCAACTTGACCCCGTCGCCGAAATGGCCGAGATGAAGGGCAAAGCTGACGGCGAAATGGAAATGAGCACCGAACTGCACAAAGCCGCTAAGTCTGGCGACGCAAAAGCCGCACTAGCGATTTTGCAAAATGTCCACGGTTGGGTGGCCAAGCAATCTATCAGCATCGACGTCGATCAGCGCATCTCAATCACGCAAGCATTGCGCGACGCTGAGTCGCGGGTTATTGATGTCATCGCACACGAGCCGAGCCCCACACTAAAGAAGCTAAATGCAGAGCACCATCTACAGCGCTGAAGACGAACAAGAACTTATGGCGCGACTGTGGTCGCCGCAGATCAAGGACAACCCGCTGGCGTTTGTGATGCTCAGTTTTCCGTGGGGCGTCAAGGGCACGCCACTGGAAAACTTCGACGGGCCGCGCAAATGGCAGCGCGAAGTGCTGCTTGACTTGGCCGAGCACATCAAGATCAACCAGGGCAAATTAGACTACGACGTATTGCAAGAGGCCATATCGTCTGGCCGTGGTATTGGTAAGTCGGCGCTAGTCAGTTGGATCACGATTTGGATGGCGACCACTCGAATTGGCTCAACGACCATCATCTCGGCTAACTCTGAATCTCAGCTCCGCAGTATCACTTGGGCGGAGATTACTAAATGGCTAGCGATGTCGATGAACAGCCATTGGTTTGAAGTCTCAGCAACGCGGGTTATGCCTGCGAAATGGCTGACCGAGCTGGTCGAACGGGATTTGAAAAAAGGCACAAGATATTGGGGCGTCGAGGGGCGGCTGTGGTCAGCGGAGAATCCCGACGCATACGCAGGCGTGCACAACTTTGACGGTGTGCTGGTGATATTTGACGAGGCAAGCGGTATCGACGACTCGATTTGGGCGGTGACGGGTGGATTCTTTACTGAAAACACGCCAAACCGTTTTTGGCTGGCGTTTTCTAATCCGCGCCGCAATACTGGGTACTTCTACGAAGCCTTTAACTCCAAACGTGAGTTTTGGAAATCTAAAGTTGTGGACGCGCGCACGGTCGAGGGAACGGATAAAGCGGTTTACAACCGAATCATCGACGAATACGGCCCCGACTCCGCGCAAGCGCACGTCGAGGTGTATGGTCAATTCCCCAACGCGGGCGATGACCAGTTCATATCCTCAAGCGTAGTGGACGACGCTATGGTCAGAACAAAGTATCAGGATCAGTCGGCACCGATAGTGATCGGCGTGGACCCTGCGCGGTTCGGGGCGGATGCTACGGTGATCGCGGTTAGGCAAGGCAGGGATATTGTGAAGATCATGCGCCACCGAGGCGACGACACCATGACGGTGGTGGGGTATGTGGTCGAGGCGATTGATGAATTTAAACCTACGCTGGTCGTGATCGACGAAGGTGGCTTGGGCGCGGGCATCGTGGACCGACTCAAGGAGCAACGCTACAAAGTAAAGGGCGTGAACTTTGGAAATAAGTCTAAGAATCCAATCATGTACGGCAACATGAGGGCGCAGATGTGGGGTGAGATGCGCGAATGGTTGAAATCTGCTAGTATTCCGAACGATAGGTTCTTGAAAACCGATCTGATTTCGCCTATGATGAAGCCTGATTCACGTGGAACAATTTTCTTGGAAAGCAAAAAAGACATGAAAGCACGGGGGTTAGCTTCACCAGACGCTGCCGACGCTATTGCTGTAACTTTTGCTTTCCCTGTGGCGCATCGCGAGTATACTGAGCCTACTCGCCGTGTAAATTCACAAGGCAGTGCAATGCACACTTCATGGATGGGAGCGTAATATGGCTACTAAACAAGGGCTTTATGCCAATATTCATGCAAAACAGGCTCGTATCGCAACTGGTAGCAAAGAAAAAATGCGCCCCGTAGGTGCAAAAGGCGCTCCAACTGCTAAAGCATTTAAAGAATCTGCCAAAACAGCAAAGAAAGCCAAATAATGCCACTCGTTAAATCAGCAAGCAAAGAAGCATTCCGCAAGAATATCAAAGCCGAAATTAAAGCTGGTAAACCAGTCAAGCAGGCTGTAGCTATTGCTTATAGTGAGAAACGCGCGGCTCAATCTAAACCGATGAAGAAAAAATAATGGCAGATTACACAGGCATCGCGGCTGCTGGCGCAGTCTCTGAGGGTGGTAAGCCTAAGAAAAGCGCCTCCGACATATTAGCCACCGCAAGGTCACGGCTAGATATGGCGATGTCTGCGCTATCTGAGTCACGCGAAGACGAAACAGACGACTTAAAGTTCTACGCTGGCTCACCGGATAACCACTGGCAATGGCCTGCTGACGTATTGGCCACCCGTGGTGCTGTACAAGGTCAAACCATCAATGCTCGTCCATGCCTGACAATCAATAAACTGCCACAACATGTGCGCCAAGTCACAAATGACCAACGCCAAAACAGACCAGGCGCAAAGGTTATCCCTGTAGATGACAACGCAGACATAGAAGTCGCGGAAATCTTTAATGGCATGATTCGCCATATTGAATACATTTCTGATGCTGATGTTGCCTACGACACAGCCTGTGAAAACCAAGTCTCCTACGGTGAAGGCTATATCCGTCTGTTGACAGAGTATTGCGAAGACAACACTTTTGACCAAGACATCAAGATTGGGCGTATCCGTAACAGTTTCTCGGTGTACATGGACCCAACAATCCAAGACCCAACTGGCGCAGACGCTAAGTATTGTTTTATTACTGAAGACATCACAAAAGACGAATTTGAGCGCATGTACCCAGACGCAGCGCCGATTACAACTTTGCAATCATTGGGCGTTGGCGATCAATCAATTAGTAACTGGTTAAATGAAGACACAATCCGCATTGCTGACTACTACTACATTGACTATGACCGCGCTACATTAAATCTGTACCCTGGCAATCAAACCGCGTTTGAAGGAACACCAGAAGACAAGATGCTGAAAGCGCATTTTGGCAAGCCAAGCAAGTCACGCGAATCTGATCGCCCAAAGGTCAAATATTGCAAGATCAATGGCTACGAAATCCTTGAACAACGCGAGTGGGCAGGCAAATGGATTCCAGTAATCCGTATTGTTGGCAACGAATTTGAGGTAGATGGGCGTTTGTATGTGTCTGGTCTTGTGCGAAATGCCAAAGATGCACAGCGCATGTACAACTACTGGGTTAGTCAAGAAGCAGAAATGTTGGCCTTGGCTCCTAAAGCGCCTTTTATTGGTTATGGTGGTCAGTTTGAAGGCTATGAAAACCAGTGGAAAACAGCAAACACAACAAATTGGCCGTATCTAGAGGTAAACCCTGATGTAACTGACGGCCAAGGCGCTGTCTTGCCATTGCCTTCTAGAGCGCAGCCTCCAATGGCGTCAAGTGGTTTGTTGCAAGCGAAAGCTGGCGCATCTGAAGACATTAAGTCCACAACTGGTCAATACAACGCTTCTTTGGGTATGGGAAGCAATGAGAGATCAGGCAAAGCCATTCTTGCTCGTCAGCGCGAGGGCGATGTTGGAACTTACCACTATGGTGACAACCTAGCCCGTGGTGTTAAACACATTGCGCGTCAATTGATTGACCTGATTCCTAAGATTTACGATACCCAACGTATTGCTCGAATCATTGGTGAAGATGGCGAGACAAAAATGGTCAAGATCAATCCTGATCAAGCTGAACCAGTGAACAAGATTATGAACCAAGAAGGTATCGTGATCGAGAAGATTTACAACCCTGGCGTTGGTAAATACGATGTGGTTGCGACAACAGGACCAGGCTACGCCACCAAGCGCCAAGAGGCTTTGGAAGCGATGGCTCAACTTCTGCAAGGCAACCCTAATCTGTGGGCTGTCGCTGGTGACTTGTTTGTCAAGAACATGGATTGGCCAGGCGCTCAAGAGATGGCCAAACGCTTTGCCAAGACCATTGATCCCAAGCTCATGTCTGAAAACGACGAAAACCCAGAGTTGCAAGCCGCGCAACAGCAAATGCAAGCAATGGGCGCTGAGATGGAACAAATGCACAGCATGTTGGTCAATGTTGGCAAATCTATTGAGGCACAAGACCAAGAGCGCAAAGACTTTGAAGCCCAAGTAAAAGCATACGAGGCAGAAACTAAACGCATTTCTGCGGTTCAAGCCAGTATGTCACCAGAACAAATCCAAGATATTGTCATGGGTACGGTTCATGGAATGATTACTTCTGGTGACTTGGTGGGTGAAATGCCTGGGCGCGATGTTGATATGGGCCCTGAAATGGCACACGAAAATATGGAGCCGCAACAATGAAAGCTGCTGATTTTGTAGGTTTGTTGTTTTTAGCGCGGGACGTGACGCACAGCGTGCACTTGAACACCCGTAGCTTTAGCAAACACATGGCGCTCAATATTTTCTACGACCGCATCATTGACGCGGCGGATGATTTTGCTGAGTCCTATCAAGGCCGTCACGGCTTGATCGGCCCAATCACTTTGCATTCTGCAACCAAGACTTCCAATATCATTGAGTTTTTGGAAGACTCGCTGAAACAAATTGAAAATGCTCGTTATGAGGTAGTAGACAAGACAGATATGTCGTTGCAACAACTCATTGACAACATCATTGAAATTTATCTGCGTACCATCTACAAACTCAAATTTTTGGCATGACAGTCTTAGTCAAACACTCCACACCTGCGGACGGCTCATTTAGCGCAACAGGCGCAACAGCGTGGAACGCCGACCACACGCTGACTGGTGTGGGCACAATGGCCGAGCAAGATGCCAATAACGTAGCAATTACTGGCGGCACAATTTCAGGTGTTACAGGCGTTGGCTCGGTCACTTCTGTTGGTGGTACAGGTACAGTTAATGGTATTTCTTTATCTGGAACAGTAACAACAAGCGGAAACCTTACTTTGGGTGGAGCGCTTGATCTGTCATCTCCTCCAGCGATTGGAGCAACAGCAGCATCTACTGGTAGATTTACGACTGTTACTTCCACAATAGCAACAGGAACTGCGCCTTTTACAGTAGCATCAACAACACAAGTAGCAAATTTAAATGCGGCTACTGCTGGCTCTTCTGCAACACTTACAACACCAAGAGCAATATATGGCAATAACTTTGATGGTTCTGCCGCTTTAACTGGAATTATTGCGTCTACTTATGGTGGAACAGGTAATGGATTCACCAAATTTAGTGGTGCTACAACAGCAGAAAAAACATATACATTACCAGATGCAACAGCAACAATCTTAACCACCAATGCGGCAGTTACTATTGGTCAAGGCGGTACTGGACAAACGGCTAAAACTGCGGCATTTGATGCACTATCTCCAACAACAACAAAAGGGGATTTAATTGTTTCAGATGGAACAAATAATGTTCGCATACCTGTTGGAACTAACAATTATGTATTGACTGCTGATTCTGCTCAAGCAAGTGGAGTTAAATGGGCGGTTGGTAGTAGTGGTTCTGGAACTGTAACTAGCGTTGGCGGCACAGGAACAGTAAACGGATTAACCTTAACAGGTACAGTCACTTCCTCTGGCAACTTAACTTTGGGTGGAACGCTAGACCTATCTAGCCCTCCTGCTATTGGTGGAACAGCCCCAGCCGCAGGAACTTTCACAACGCTAAGTCTTACAGGTACAAGCAATCAAGTATCAAGCGTAGCGGTAAGTTCAGACCCTGCCGCCCCATCTGCGGGTAACTTAAAGACATTTGCTAGAACTATTGCGGGTGGATATACAGCACCAGCGTTTTTAAATGCTAC